TGCCGTTGCTGCCAACGGTCATCTTCGGGTCTTCGCGGGTGCCGCCAAAGACATGCCGCACCTTGTGCTCGCGCGTATCGGTTTCGAAGTCGAACTCTTCGGCTGGACCGCCGCCAACACGCATCGCATTGGGGGCCTTCATGAAGATTTCCGGCTCTTCGTGGCCACGCAGGAACCCGAGCTCCATCGCCGGGCGCCCGTTATCCGGGTTGGCAAACAGGAACCAACTGGTTTTGCCGTTGGCAGCGCTGGCCACAATCGGAATGTACGGGTCTTTGTTGATGCGGAACTTGCTCTTCAGCCAGTTGGCGCTGGTCAGCTTGCTATTGCTCGTGCCGCCTTTTTCAGACAGTTCGATCGTCAGGGCGTTCAGGATGTTGAGCGCGGTGACTTCCAGCGTGGGCGGGATGACCAACTCGACAGCTTCGATCTCGATGGGTTCGCCGTCCTGATCCGTTTTCCCGGCCAGGATTTCCAGACCGGTTTGCAGGCCAGCCACAGACAAAGCCGGGTTGCCGGTGATGATGTTGGCATACCCGCCGGTGTAGAAGGAAGCGTGCGGGCCATTGGCATCGACATACATCTGGGTGACGAACTTCTGTTCGCTGCGGCGAGCCGCGCGACCCAGGCGCACCGGGCCATCTTCCAGGGCTTGCAGGTCATCGTTGATGAACGCTTCCCAGCTAAAGCTCAGCTTGCGGCCATACTTCTTGACCGAGAAGGTGAACGGGGAATCTTCGTCGATCTTCGAGCCTTTGTACTCTTTCTGTTCGGGCACGGCATCCAGCACCTGATCGGCGCCATACACACCGAAGCGTTTCACCTCGCGGAAGTCACGAACGGTGCTGCGCTTGGTGTAGTTCTGCCAGGTGGCCGGGGCTTCACGGTACGCAGCCAACAACTGCCGGTCCAGGATGTCCCCGAAAAGATACGGGAAGTCGCTGGTGGTCATGGCTTCCTGAAGCTGGCGCATCGGGCGGCGGCCCTTGACAACATCGGCCAGGAATTTGGCCGCTTCGGCCAGGCGCTGCTGGTAATCTTTGCGCGCGCGCAAGGCAGAGTGGCGAACGCCGCTGCCGTCCTTGTCGGCGTTGAACAAGCGCTGAACGCTTGCATCTTCAGCGCGGATACTTTCGAGTAATTCGAGCATTTCCATGGTTTACCTCGCTTATGCAACGCGAATGCCCAGGGCATAAGCTTCCACCCCAGGAAAATCGCCGCCGGTGCTGGCTTTGGTCACGCGCAGCGTGCCGCCAGCCGCAACTTCGTGCTGGGCATCGTCAAGCTCACCAGCCCGGAACACATCTTTATCGCCACCAGCCGAAGCATCGATGGCATCCGATATGGCATTGGCCCCGTTTTTCAAGGTCACAGTGCTGCCAGCAGTTCCCGCGCCTTTCAGCGCAAACCAAAAGTCTGTGATGCGAGTTTTATGGGTCAAGACCAAATCAACATCGGCATTGGCACCCGCAGGAACCAAAATGCGATGCAATACCGGAATGCCGCCAATGACATTGGCATTTGCTACCACAGCCGCAACCAGGCCGGTCAGGCTGGCCGCGGCCATCTTGGCCTCGGTCACAGCATTGGCGGCCAACTTGGCAGTCGTCACCGACAGGTTCGCCAGGCTGCCAGCGCCGGGGCTGGGAACGTGCAAAACGTTGATGGTGTCGGTCAGGCCATTGCCAATCGCTTCCATCGCGAAGCCGAAGAAGATGCCATTTACCGAGTCGTTGTTCACGCCGTGAATCGCGTCATCGTAGAAAAGTGCATCGCCTTCCGCAATGGCCGATGCCTCGGCCACAACCGGGATGTCATAAACGCCCGGCCCAAAATCGACAGTCGTGTTGGCGGCTACATTGCCGCCATCACCTTTGTCGGCCAACGCTACCCCGGTCAAAACGCCATAGCGCACCGGGTCGCCGGAAACCGGGCTTGCCGGGTCGGTCACCGGTACCGACAGCTTCCAGCCGGGTTCGTAAATCTTGTTTTTGGCCATTGTTTACCTCGCCTTTTAGTTGCGGCCCCGCGCGGCGCTTTTGGCAGCGCTTTCGCTTAGGCCCAAAAGTTGGAAAGCTGAAATGAGTTCGTTCTCGGCTTCTTCGGCCTTGATGGTTTCTTCTCCAGCTTCATCGTCATTGCTGCCCATGCCGCGAATGCGACCCAGGCCAGCGGCTTCAACCAGATACTGCACTTCGGCTTTCACGGCCTCGGCGATCTGGGTCTCGAAGGCGGCCTTATCCAGGGCGCCATCCTTCACCGGCGCAGTCTTGGCCAGGCTTTCGGCCAGGCGGGTGCGGGTGATCGCGGGCAGGTCAGATTTGACCAGGGCCGCAGAGACATGATCTTTTGCCTCGCGCAAAATCAGCGCTTCCAACGCACGCGCGCTGGCGGCTTTCGCCTCGTCCAGTTGGGTCTGGAGCGTGGCATTGGCTTCCTGCAATTCTTGCAGTTCATCCATGTTTGCTACCTCCTCAAGGGGTTTTTGAATGCTCACGTCTCCAGGAAACGTGGCTGAAACAGCGCGCGGCTTCCGCGCCGATTCGAACAAAGTCAAAATTTCGCCGCCTGCGCCAGCGGCTGTAACAAAGTCGACCGATCGGCCCGCAGTCAGGGTGTCAACAATCCGGCCTTGCTGCCCTTCTGCCTCGCCCTGCTTGGCCGTTCCAAAGGCGCGAATACTCACGCCAATATGCGGAGCCAGTTCGTCGACCTTGCCGCGATAGTGCTCCATCACCAGCGCATCGGCATACAGCCCGGGGCCTTTTGGCCCATTCGCCTGCCAACGTGCGTCGCTGGTCAGCACTGCGGCCAGGTCATCCAACTCGCGCTCGGGTCGTTCGGCTTCTTCACGCTGGGTCGGATGATCCCAATACATATGCAGCCCTTTGGTGAACACACGCGGACCATCGCGCTCAAGCACTTCAGCGGGGTAATACCCGCTCGTTCCCCAACCTGGCTGGATAACCTTGATCGGGATGGTTCCATCCCGGCGAACGGCTTTTTCCAGCAACTCGACCGCATCCCCGACCAAGTCATTCTCAGTAGGGGGACTGCCAGCGCTTTCCGAGATATGGCGCGGGGTCGCATCTTCCCACGGCCCGCGGCTGAAAACCTGCGGGGCGCTGGCGCTCAAAGCCGCCCGAAACGTGCCAACAGCCAGCTCGACAGCTTCCAACGCAGCAGCGTATTCGTCGTAGGTCAACCGGTCGCCAGCCAGGAAATCATCCACACGCATGACCATATCCGTGTGCATCCTGGCAAACATCCAATCGCCCATGTTTGATGCTTCATTCAGGGCTTCATCACCCTGCGCTGGTGCAGCCGCTTCTTCGGCAGGCTTGAGTTCAGACCACTTTTTCTTCAGCCCGGCGTGCAGGTTTTCTGCCGAAGCGCGCAAATCCTCCGGCAAATCTTTATCTGCCAGCAAAATCTTGAGCGCCTTGGCTGCGGCCTGGGCACGCGCCTTGATGGTTGCCGCCTCCAATAGTTTTTGTAATTTGCTCATCAGACCTCCTTATTGCTTGATACGGGTCAACAAGTCGCACCTGCAGCCCGGAAACCGCAGCGGTCGCTGATGACCGCTTGGGAAAACATCGTTAACATCGATCCAGCCGACATCCTGGTTTTCCTGGCAACCTTCGCTGACATTGCCATCCCCAACCGTGTCCCAGGCTTTTTCAATAGCAATTCCGGCTTCGGCCAGGTCGCGCGCCACAATCAGGGTGCCTTCGGCATACGCATTGCCGATCTCGGTCACAGCAATCAGGTGCGCCCTGCTGTCAATGTGCGCCTGGGGTCTGCCAACTGCAAATTGTTCGAACCGCTCGATAATTGCCTCTGCTGTGCGCTGGTACGACCAGCCCTCATTGGCAGCCTGCCCAATCACAATTTGCAGCGCTTCGCGCGTAGTTTCGTTGATGCCCGTCACCATGCGCGCGCCATAGTTGTCCAGGTAGCGCTGGGCGCGTGAGTTCTTCACATCCCACCTGATCCCCAGGCTCAGGCTGGCAATTTGGGCCAGCGCCCCAATCTCGACCGCCTTCTTGACCGCTTTGGCAACCGGCTCGGAAAACAATTTGACTGTGGCCTGCTCGACCTCGTACCAGGCTGTTTGCCAGTCTGCCGGGGTGATGGCTTCGCTGAAATTGCTGTTTAACAATGCGGCGTGCGCTTCAAAGGCTGTTACCGTTGGTCGAGCAGCCGATGGCGTATCGAGACCTTCGCTGAACTTGGATTTCAGAGCGCGTAATTTGCGCACAAACAACGCGCCTTGCTGGCGAAACCCTTTGCGCATTGCCAGATCAAGCGGCCTTACCATGCGCTCGGCCTTGGCCTTGTTGGCGCCGCGCTGAATGGCTTCATCCAGTTGCACGATCAAAACATCCAGTTCATCCATCAATAGCCTCCGCATGTTTCTTGCGCAGCACCTCGGCCACCTTTTGCAGAATCGCGTTTGTGCGCGCTTCAGAACTGGCAACGCTGCTGGTTTCATCCGGGAAAAGCTCTGTCATAATCTCGTCCACATCGTCCACACCCAGGGCGTTCAAGATCAGCCTGGTTCCCTGTGCGTCATCCAGCAAGCGGATATCCTGCCCGTTCAGCGTCAGGGCTGTCACAACCGCTTGCACGGCGGCCTGCATATCGTGCTCAAGAATGGGTGGGAAGTCGATGTCCAGCATGGTATTGATGCCATCAGCCCAAACCAGCTTGCGCTCGATTTCTTCGCTGCTTTCGATCTCATCGATGCGGCCAATACCGCGCAACGGTCCGTCCGTAGCCTTGACTGCCCACATCAATACAAATTTGAAGATGTTGCGCAGCACATCGATCCACATCGTTTGGCGCTCAAGCATCATCAATTCGGTTGGGCGATCCATTGTTTTGGCTGTGGCCAGCGTGCCCACGCTCACATCGCCGTAATAGGTTTCTGGCAAACCAGCGCCAGCGGCAGCCATGAGCAACAATCGCCGCCCATCATCCGCGCTGACATTCGCCCCACGAATGTTCATCGGCTGCAGGTCAACGCCTTGCCCGCCAATAAATGTGCTGCCGGTGGTCGGGGCTGGGTTGGTTTCGTTCGATGTTCCACTGCCAAGCGTGCTGGCAATCTTGGTCTTTGCTGCCAATACCGCTTTTTTCCCGCCGGGCGTGGTCATCTTCCAGGCGATCTTGCTCAAAGACTTGGTCAGGCTGGCCCAGTCCTCCAAAAAGCCTTTGTACGCCCTGGCCCAATCGATGCCTGCGTATACCTCGCCCAACCCAAACTTCCAATCGCTGAACCCGCCAATGCGCACGTGATAAACCGGTTCATCCCAGCGGATTTCGATATTGCCCAATTTGGGTGGTTTGTTGGCAGGGATATATCCCCAGTCCGGGTAATAGGCTTTTTTCTGGACGGTGTTTTTGCGACCCGTAATCTCGTTGATCTTGGTTTCTTTCCACACCCGCAGGTAATAACGCGGGCTTTTGGCGTCGTTTGGGTCGCTGACAATTTCGCGCACTTCCTTGATCGGGATCGAGCGCACCCGCACCCGCCCATCCGATGGACGAACAAAAAAGACAAAGAACAGGTTGCCGTCGACTTCCAAGTCGACTTCTTTCAACATCCGCGCCTGGTGACCGGTCAGTTCCACTCGGTTCTTGTCATCGTCCCAAAATGCTTGCAATACAACATTGATCTCGTTGTTTTTGGCCCGCACGTTGATGCCCTGCGCCCAGACATACAATGACTTGACCTGCACCTGGCGCTTGATTAGCGGGTTTTTGATGTACATCAACCGCGAAAGATCGACGATCTTGTCCAGCCCGGTACGGCTGAATTCATTCTCGCTATCCGCAGACATGCGGATGTAATTCAGGTCTTCAAGCGCCAGTTCCAGTTCAGCCATCCCCTCTTGCATCAGTTCCAGGGTGTTGTCCAACTGGCCTACCTGCTCGCGCAAAGCCGCATTCTCCTGGCGCATATCACCCAGGGGAATGCCGCTCAATGTTTCGATAACCTTCTCTCGCAAATCGTTCATAGTTTCTCCTCCCCCCAAATAGCCCGTCAGGGTATTTGGGGGGATGCCCCGCTAGGGGTAGGGGGGTCAAACGGGGGATATTTCCACCCGCTCCTCGTAAACAACGATCTCTTCCTGATCTTCCTGCTCATCCATCAATTCTTTGATTTCGCACAACTTGGAATAAGCCGAAGAAGCGGCATCGACCTGGTCATCATTGGCGCCGCGCGGAAATGCGCACAGCTCCTCAACAAACTCATCATTCCAGGCACCTTCGAGCAGGTAAACCAGCTTGCCCTGGAAACCGCTTTCCAGCGGCCCGCTGCGCGTTTCCTTCGAGCCGGAGAGCGGTTCAAAGAAGGCCGAAAACCCGGCCAAATACCGGTTTGTGTCCAGCGCGCTGTCAATCCCTGCGCTGCCCGGGTCTTGCTGGTGATAAATCAGCACAGCGCCATACCTGGCTTTGTCAGCCTTGGCTGTGTCGCGCATCGCCTTGTGGCGTTCGTAGGTTGTCCAGCGCCCGCGCACGACATCCAGGATGTAGAAAATTCCATCCGAGCAATAGGCCATCAAAACGCCTGCGGTATAGTCGCCATCCTCGCTGCCCGCTTTGTCCCAATAGCGCAGAATAAAAACGATCCGTACTCCATCGGGCAAACCTTTCAGCTTTTTGGCAAACCACTCGCGCTTGTACTTTTGGCCTTCTTTCGGGTAGGGTCGCTGCTGGTACAGTGCGCTAAAGAAGTACGCGTCACCCGCTTTGATTTTGAGCATTTCTTTTTTGCTCAACATGGCTGGGCAAAGCACTTCTCCATCTTGCCGCCCCAACGGGTCCACCAGCGACATGAAAACGCCTTCGGCCATCTTCTTGCGCTGTTCTTCAATATTTCGCGCAAACAAGCCTGGCTCGATCAGGCCGGGCAAATCCAGCACATCCCACTGGTCTGTATCCTGGTTCTTGGCCATCTGTTTGAGCAAACGCCCTGCCGGGTCGTCCGGGTGCCAGTGGGTCATCACCAATACACCGGCCACCATACGCACACGCATCGATGACAAATAAAAATCCCAAACGTCATCGCGCACTTCCTTTTTGGCAGCCTCGCGATGATCCTTGATCGGGTCATCCCAGATAAACAGTCCCTTCGGCTGGCCAGAAATCGCGCCGCCCACGCCTGCCGCAATCATGCCGCCCCGGTTGGGTGCAGCCAAATCCCAGGCCGTGACCGATTTGCTGTCGGTCGAGAGCTCTACAATTTCGTGCATGTCGCTGGGCGAAAGAGCGCCGAAAACCGACTGGTATCGGCTGGATAAAACAATATTGCGTGCCGCCCGGCTGTGCTTCGAAGCCAGCGACTCGCCGTAGCAAATCAGCGAAATGCGCAAATTGGGCAGCTTGCCCAGCGCAAAAGCCGGAAAAAATTGGCTTGTTAAAGTGCTTTTCCCGTGTTGCGGGGCCGTCAGGATGATCAGGAACTGGGTTCCTTCCTTCCCGTCAGTTTCCAGGTAACGCATCACGCGCTGCAACTTGGCTGCGATAACGTGATGCACCAGGTGCGCGGTGTACCAGCCCGTGCTGATATATTCCGCAAAATGCGCCAGGCTGTCTCGGGCCAGCAAAACCTGGCCTACTTCCCGCCGGGCTTCATCCTGGCTGATTTGCTGCAAAGCTGCGCGCTGGCTCATTCGGCATTCTCCGCGCGCTGATCTGCTGCTGGTTGTTGTTGCTTGGCCAATTCTTCTTTATAGGCCGCGATTTTTTCGGGCGTATCCAGACCGGCCAGCTTCAGCTTCTCGTCCCAGGGCAGCTTGCTCAAATCGGGCAGCCCGCTCTTATCGTTGATGTCAATCTGTTCAGACAGCACCCCGGCCAATTTAAAGTGAAGTTCGCGGTCGCCACGGCCCTTGTAGTTCGGCTGGGAAGCGACTTCCAGCATGGCCTCGATGGAATCGTTCAGCCGATCCAGCACGCGCGCCGAACCGACATCCTGCACCATTGCATCGATGGCCGGGTTTTTGGCCCGCCAGGTGGCAATCACCCGATCACTCGCGAGCCCAAGCACATTCAGTGCCAGTTCTTCCTGGCTGGTTGGCCAGCGATATTTCTTGGGTGTGGCCTTCCAGGCGATGTAAACAGCCACCCGCCACGGCCAGCCGCCTTCCAGCAACTGGTAATACTCTTGCAGCCAGACGGGCGGTTTGACGCCGCCCTTTCCATCTTTTTCCCAGTTTTCCCCGCCTTCCAACTTCGCGCGCGCCGCCTCGGTGCGAATGCGAATCTCATCCGCGCTGAATGCAGCATTGTTCTGGACAGCCGTTTCCGGCAAATCCAGGTTTAGGCGTAACTGAAAATTAGGGGCCTTGACCGGCATTAGCTTTTCTCCAACTCGCTCTCGATATAAGCGCGCAAACGCTCCAGCACTTCCCGCTTGCCGCGTTTATATTCATCCGCGCTTGGGGCCGGAGTGGTGTTGCCAATGTTGCAAAGCGTTTTTCCGCTGGCCAGCTTGATGCAGATGTATGCCTTGACGTTCTCCTGGCCCGGCAGTACCACCCGCGCCCACTGCTCCACCGCTCCCTGGTCGAGCACCTGCACCACCTCGAACTGATCGCCTGTATTGGCTTTGACAATCACGCCCGCCGATTCGGCTGGGCCGCGCCGAACGTTTACGACTGGGCTGATGACGGTAAGGATCAGGGTCATGGGTTTCGTCTCCTTGCAGGTTTGTCCATGTTGCCGCCAGAAGCGCGCACAAAAGTGTCATGGCTGTTGATGCTGATGGTCAGTTCATCGATCCGCTGCACCAGTTTTTCCAGCACAGCCGCGTTGCGGCGGTCGCTTTCCTGCCATTGCGCATCGCGCTGCTTCAGGAATGCCTGCCAGCGCTCATCGCGCTTTCTGGCTTGTTCCGCTTCCCATTCGCGCTGTAAATTGCGCTCCTGGATGCGCTGATCGTCCTGCTGTTTGCGCTCAATCGCCCTTGCTTCTTCCTGCTTGGCCTGGTAGGCCAGCAATTCGCGCCAAAAACGGTAAAGCGCCCCGACGATGATCACAATCGCCAGGATGACAATCGCAACGATGCTGAATTGCACCCAAACATCTGCCTGCGGCAGCGGAACATCCTGCATGGCTCACTACCCCCTGGGCAAGCGCTCTTCGAGTTTCTCGAAGACGATTTTTGAAAGCGCGTTATAAAAAATGGTCGCCGCGCCTGTAATCGTTAGGGCCAGCGGCCCAATTTGGCCAATCAACGCGGCAAGCTGGTCTGTAAAGGCAACTGGGTCGCCGCTCCACACAGGCAGGCTCAGCGTATAAGACTGCTGCGCCAGCGCCAGGCCAAACGAAACCGCGTAAACGATCAGGCTCACCCACCCGCGTTCGATGGGCTTGTCAAAATATTTCGCGCCCAGGGTGCAAACAGCCACAATTGCCATCGCAAACAGGCTGATGATCACCGTGTTCGGGTCGCTGCCGCTGATGACGCCCAGGGCCATCAGAGCCACAAAGATTTGTTTCCAGGGTATGGTTTTCAGCGCTGTCATAAAATCCTCCTCGAATGAAAAACGAAAAACCCGCCGCGTAAAGAACGCGACGGGTGCTCGTGCCGTCCAATCGCCCGCGCCAATCTGCACGGGCCTGCTGGATTATTGACAGTGAAAATCACTATCAATAAGATACATAAACATTTTAAAACAAACTGGAATCGCGGTCAAGAGTCAAAACAGGGGGGTGGTCGGTGGTTTGGTTTTGGTGGGTGGTTATTTTGTCTGTCTGTCTGGCATCGATGGGGGTGCGGGTGGGGCAGGGGGCAAAATCCAGCAACAGGGCAAAATCCAGCAACCGGGGGCAAAATCCGGGGGTATAGGGGTTCAGGCTGAGTCATCCAGCACTTGCTGGATTCCGCCCCCCAAAAATGGCTATTTTATCCCCTACCGGTGGGGGCGATGCGCTCTATCTGCCATCGTTTTTCCACGCCTGGGGGCAAAATCCAGGTGGGAATTTTTTCAACTGGCCTGCATTTTGGGCGCCTAAAATTGGCGTTTTGCTGGCTTCCAAATCCCAGGTAGAGCGGCACATCTGATCGATGGTCTGGTAGAGCGGCTGGTAGAGCGTCAGTAGAGCGGCTGGTAGAGCGGCACACGCAATAGGGCTATTTCAGTGGCCTAAAATGGGATCAGTGGCCTAAATTCGCCGGGTGGCCTAAAATAAAAGCCCGCTCAAAAGAGCGGGCTTTTGCTAACGGTTTGCGTTACCGGCAAGAGCGGCGGGATTGAACCAGCCGCCCGGCGCGGTAACAACTCAAAAATAGGATAAAACTGCTCCGGCGGATGAGTCCCGCTCTTGTCCGGTGGACGCAGTGTTGGGCCGCACTAAAGGCGGCTCTGTTTTTACGACATTCCACCATTCAAAAGCGTCGAGCATTTCGATTGCAAAATCGCCGTATTCATCCCATAGAGCCAGGATGTCGCTCCACTGGTCAGACTTCGGGCCAAACGGACGACCATCGCGGATATGAACGGATGTAGCACCGCACTGCTCACACTCGAAGCCTTCCACGCACGAGTCGCCCATGAACTTAGGCGAACGCTCAACCCAGCAATGACACTGCGCACAAGTGAAAACAGTTGACGCTGCCCACAATAACTTTGGTTTTTCGGCCATAAGACTCCTTTGCTGTGCGGCCCAACGGTTTGCGTTAGCGGTGAAGTGCGCTCTTGGGCTGCACCGTGTTACCGCAGATAGTACATGGAACATAGCCGCCGTTACCATCTGGACACAGACCGGATTGACAAGAGGAGCAGCCCAGCACTTCATCTGCTGCACGCGGTGTTAGCCCGCTACACTTTTTGCACGGCGACACATACAAAGTAACCCCGCCGTCAAGACCGGTATATTTTACGGGATGAGCCAAAATTGGCTCTCCACACTGCTGGCAAAAAATTTCTATTACCATTTGACGCCTTTCTGCCCGAAGCGGGCTAACTCATGATTCTATGACTTCGCGCCGTATAATCCGGCGCTCGAAAATACGATCCGCAGGCGAAGTGACTTTTGACTTTCCAGCTACATGGATATAAATCATCGTTGTCTCGATGTCTTTATGGCCCATCAACTGCTGGATAGATTGCAGATCAACTCCGCTCTCATACAAGTGCGTCGCAAAGCAGTGACGCAATACGTGTGGAGTAACATGCTTGTTTATCTTTGCTTTTTGTGCGGCCTCCTTGACCGCTCTCTGCAAACTGGTTTCAAATACATGGTGCCTGCGCACATGCCCGGAACGCGGATCCGTCGAAAAATCACTAGCGGGGAAGATGTACTGCCAATGCCAGGCATAAGCCTCGCGTGGATACTTCCCGGCCAGCGCATAAGGCAATTCAACCTCGCCATATCCATTGGCTAAATCTTCCTGATATTGCGCTTTGACCTTTGCCAAATGCAACTTAAGCATGGATACGCAGCTTTTCGGCAGAATTGTTACCCGGCCCCGGTTTGATTTTGTATCGCCCTGCAAAGTTACCGTCTCTCGCTCAAAATCAATATCCTTGACGCGCAACCGCAGACACTCCATCAAACGCAAACCGGCACCGTAAAGAAGTTCGGCCATAATCCGATACTGCCCGCTCATTTGCTCCAAAACACGCGCAACTTCATCCTCGCTCAAAACTACGGGCAAGTGTTTTTCCTTTTTGGCCCGCACCAGGCTCACATCCCCAATCTTGACATCCAGCACACGATACAAAAACAGCACCGCGGCCAGCGCCTGGTTTTGTGTTTGCGGACTGTAATTGCGCTCAACCGCCAGGTGGGTGATAAAAGTCCTCACCCCATCTGTGCCAGTATCACGCGGATGTTTTGGCAGCCCAAAACGCACATACTTGTAAATCCATTTGAGATAGGTCTGCTCGGTTTTGTACGAATAACCGGCAGAGCGCAAGGCATTTTTAACCACATCCATCAACTTTTTCTCAGGCATGGAACACATGCTCCTCGCTGCCATCCAGGCGCGTGACCGTCTCATGCACCGCGCTGGATGTAATGCCGGTGCTAATCCGCTTGACCGTCCGGCCAGTGACCGGGTTGATCGCCCCGGCGATGCCATCGACAATCCTGCCGCGTGTCAGCACGATCCCCAGCGGAATCAGCAGGGATAAAGCCCCCAAAATAATCACAGCCCAACCCAGAAAATCTATAATCATCGCTGCCTCCTTGTCCTTTTGCTTTTGCGGCAGCGTCGCAAGTATCGCTGCCGCCTGCGCTCTTGAATAACTGCGCTGTCAAGATCACGCAGCAAGGCCGTAATTCCCTCAAGAGAAACAACCACTACATTGCCCAAAGCTGCGTAAAACTCGTTCATAGCATTGACCAGCTTGTTCAGGGGTTCCATCAGCATATCAACGTCCAATGCCAGGTTCGCTGCATTTTGATCATCTTCGCTCATGCCACCACCATCCTCTTCCGCTGCATCCAGCGTTCCACCAGGCGCGCCATCTCAGCCTGGCCAATGATCCACGGCACCGACGCCTTGCACTCCGAGCAAAACACTTCCGGGGCTGTGCCTTCCAAGACAGCCACCACATCCCCATCGCCCAAACCGATCTCTGCCTGAGCTTCAGGCAGTGCAAGGCGGAAAAGCCGCAGACGGGTTGCGTAAGCCCGCCGCCCATCATGGACAACGATCTCGCGCACAATCTCGCCAACCACATGCCCTTTCGGGCATTTCTTCCAGTTCCGTCCGTTCGTCGTCATCCCTTATCCTTTCATCTGCATCCCGCCGCGTCCAACGGCGAGATAACCATTCGGCACCCAGTCGGCCTGCACCAGGCAGATGCCCTTGACCTCAACAAACTCGCTGGCCTTGGCCGGAACATCGTGGATGAAGGCAAATACCGGCTCAAGGCCGGTCGAAAGCGCGAATACTTCTCCGGCTGCTACCATCGCCTCGCTGACCCGCTGCCCTGCATACGACCAGGCCACCAACGGCCAGCTTACAAACGTATTCGGCCCGGTTGCGTGTCGATATTCGATCATATCCTGCGCTGGCCAGCTTGCTTTAATGTGCCACATGCGCAGATCGTCAATCATCGGTTCAAACTGGTGTCCAGGATAGTTCTCGTCCACCCAATCCTGTAAATTTTCCAGCTTGGCCGCCATCACATGCAGGTGAATATTCCAACCCTTATCGACATCGTTTTTCAATACGATCACATTGCTCATACAGTGCCCCTCCATTCCTGACCAGAGAGATGATGCCCGGCGATGCCCTTGCCAACCCGCACCATCATGGTGCCATCCACATCGACCGGCTTGCTTTTGAACGTGGTCATGCCCCGCTCGACCAGGTCATAAGCGGGGGCAAACTCGCCCCACTGCTTGAAAAAGAACGCAACATTATTCTCCGCGCAGAATCGCTGGGTTTCGTAAGCCCAATCTGGGCACATGGGCCGGGCCGCTGGCCCGCTTTCGCCGCCGCAAATCATCCACAACAAACCTTCCCAGCCATTCCAGTTCACCGGCCCCAGGGCAGGCTCATAACTGACCAGGGTTTTCCAGCCTCGCCGCGCCAGCGCCATCATCGGCTCTACCCGCTCATTGGCCCGCTTCTGGTTTTCCACACTGGCCCCCAGAATGACATTCCGCAAAACCTGGCTGCCGGCCACAAAGCTGTACATCGCATCCGGGCGCTTGCTCAACACCACAAAATCGATGTCAGTTCGCCAATCCAGGATGCCCCAGGTGCGCTTCTGGTACTCTGCATCCACCCAATCTCCGAACAGATCGGTCATGTCGTGAATGAAAAGAAGCGGCCTGCTCCGCCCATTTTTGAAGGGTCCCTTCGGAGCGAAGTTCATCAGTCTTGTCTGCTCGGCGTCATCCCAGAAAAGCTGAACCTTTTCAATATTTGGACGGGTATACGCCAGGCTGGTGCCTAACCGCACATTCATAGACGATGCCCAGCAATTCGCGCAGCCTTCGCTGTGCTTCACACAGGCAAATCCCTTGCGGCTGATGCTATGATCATTCAGGAGCGGCATTGGTGGCGTCTGGTAAACCGCCTTCAGTGGGTTGCTGACATAATCAGCCCATTCGATCTTGGTTTTCGTTGGCATCACTTACCTCCACACTTTCCACAAGTACAAGCTGGCAGCCGCATGGTTGCCACCGCTTCGGCCAAAGACAACATCTTATTTTCGAGCTCCTCAGCCCGCTGCAGGTCGTAAAGCACATCAAAAACCTTGTGCTCAAACGTTTCCCGGCAAATGTAGATGATCAGGCAGTTGAACCAACAACCATAGCGCATGTAAAGCTGCACCTGATCGACGTGCTCATGCAATGGCCGGTTCTGCAACTGAATCAGCCGGAACTTTTGCTTGCTCACCGACTTGATCTCAATCAAATCTCCAAATGTGGATTCGCCGTCGATATGGCCCTTGATCGCCGGGTTGCGCGGGCAAACCACCTCCTGCACCTTTCCCTGCCGGATGAAGCCCATCGCGCTCATCCGCGCCAGGGCATCCTGCTCGAATAGATACCCGGCATAACTCATCTGGTGCGCAAAGTCGTTATCCGCGGCCCCGTTCACCAAATCCTTCCAGGCCTGGCGCGGGCACTTGCCAACGTTGCTGATACCGATGTAATCGCGATGCTTCACCAGCTTGCTTACGAAACGCAACTGCGATTTCAGCTTCTCTTCCACTTTTTGAGCGTTCATTGCTTTTCCTCCACCCCGATCCACAGATGGCCAGGGGTTATTGTCTTCCAGGGACGCACGATAATCGTCCCGGTTTGCGTCTGGCTCTCGGCCAGCATGGCCGGGTTCACCAGGCACAGATCAGGCGTTTTGCCGTATTTCTTTTGGTAATACTCGGCGGCTTCCTGCACCTTCTGGTGCAGCCCGGTTTTCGGATCGTTATCGAACCACAGCATTCCAATATTCATAGCTGATTCACCTCGTCGATGATGATTTCTCCCAAAACGCTGATGTTCTCGTCCCAAAATCCTTGCGGGATTTCGCCCGTCCAATAATCTTGCAGCATTGCCACGGCCAGTTCGCGAGCGGCCTGCTCGCCCATGCCGTAGCCTCTCCCGCCGCTCTGCCTGCGATAGTTGCTCAAAATCTGCACGGCAAACCGGTCCACGAAGGCCTGCCCGAGTGGGGTAAGTTCATCGTAAAACTTCAAACGCTGCTCTGTCAGGTTGGTGCAGGCTTGCAAATATCGTTTATCCATGTCCAGTCTCCTTTTGCTTTGCATACTGTTTCCACGTCCGGGCCAAACGCTCCGGGTCTTTTCCGCTGAGCTTGTACTTCTTGACGATCTCACCCACCGGGGCATCCATAATCCACCGGTAATCGTCCGGGGGAACATCCGCCCACCGCAGGTGGGTTACCGGGGCTTCTCCGGGGGCCTCCGGGGCCTTGCCGGAACCATCCGCAGCCTTGCCGGATACTTGCCGGAGACCATCCGACTCGATTTTGGCAATCTTCCGGCGACTATCCTCCTCGATTCTGCGCATGTTCTCTTCGTGCTCCAGGCGCAGCCGTTCTTGCTCCATCGCCCAGGCGTGCTCGCGCTCTGCCTGCTCACGTGCATCCTGCCGCGCCTGATTCTCGGCGCTGGCCTGCTCTTGCTTTACCTGCGCCAGGGCTAAGGCCGCGCGCCGTTTGCCGAGTTGGTTGCGCAGGGCCACCATCAGCCCGCCCAGCAGCCCAAAACTCGCCATCAGGCCCTTGGTCAGCTTGTGCCAGTTATCCCCGGCATCCAGGATGGCATTGATGGCCACCACGACTACCAAATACACAGCCACACCCGCCAGCGCCACCGCCAACTGCCCGCGCAAGCTGGACCCAACCGGGGCCGTCCACGATTGCATCCTGGCGCTGGCCTCGTCCTGCATTTGCTCCCATAGGTCGAGTGCCGTGGCGATCACCACAAATCCAATCGCCTCGACAACGATGCCCACCAAAATGGCCTGCCATACCTCAAATCCCAAGACCACACGAGCGTTGTGGTACGTCATGCTGGCTGGCACCAGTCCACCGGCCCAGGGCATGGCCAACGTGATACGATCAACGATAGTTAATTGCATCCCAACACCTCCATAAAAATCCGGTAAACAACCAGGCCGCCAGCCATCGCGCATAAATGCGCCCCGACCCCAACCAACCACCAAACCCACCACGGCAACTTCTTCACCCATTCTTTCATCCCAGCACCCCCTCCCCCTCCGCTCCCGTAGCTACGATTCCCGTAGTCACGGTGGCAATGGTTGCACTTTCTGGATCGTTAGAGCGATAGGGCAGGGGATTGGCCGGCATCCAGCGTTGGACAAAATACCGTCTGCCCCTCTCAGACAGGATCGTGATGTTTCTGCGGGCCGGATCGCCAGCCAAGAAACGATGCCGCGGATCGGTCAGCCAGCGATGCCAACGCCGATAAAGCGGCGATTTGAATGGGCTATCTTTTCGGCTCTCCCAGGCATCTACAGCCAGGGAGTCCTTGTTATCGAGAGCGATGCGCAGCCAGAAATACACCATTTCCACGCTGATTCCATCCGGGATGGGAGCAATCCGATCCCATCCGTTGCCATCGGTTTCTTTTTCCATCAGCCCGGCTACCGCTTTCGATTGCTCTGCGGCCCGCGCTACAACGATCTGGGCAGGCTTGCGCATCCAGGCCGAAATAATCATCGCAATCGACAGGCAAATCAGCGCTACTGCCCAGATCACATCCCCAAACGATCTTTTTTCTGAGAGTTCCAAAGAAGAGTGAATCTCATCCCGGCGCATGGCGTAGTTCATCATCATGGCGTCATACTCCTTGCCCTTGTTGATCAAGGTTTGCAGGATGACATCGTTCTCCGAAATTCTGACATCGGCATCGGCCTGGTACTGAATCGCTTGCGCGTTCAACTGAGCCGCCTGCACCACCGCAGTGGCATTTCGGCCTGATGCTTCTAAATTCTTGTTGGCCGCTTCCAATTCCATGGCTACCAATGTGGCCTGTTGGTTGGGTGTAGGCGTTTGGTATACGGTCGCAGTTGGCGCAGCCTGCATGATCTGGACCAGAGTTGCAGTTGCCAGTATCACCGGCTCCGATGACTGGGCTGCATCTGCCGCCACTGCGGCATTATCGTGGCCGCCCAACTCGATCAGCGCAAAGCCCACGATAGCCGCAAGCAAGGCAAATAGGATGATCACATATCCAGCTTTCATCGTTTACACTCCTCATCAACATAACGCTCCAACCCGCCCGGTTTCCAGCGGCACGAGTCATCATTGTGAAAACCCTGGCTTTCAATACAATCGGCCAAGACCGCTCGCAGATGCTCTACCCTGGCAGCCCCTGCTTGGTCGCCGCTGTTGGCTGCCGCCTTTCCAAGGCTATCCAGTTCCATGCGCACGGCCATGATCTCGGCAGCCGCATCCAAATCGGGTACACCGGCGTCTCTTGTCAATCGACCAAGACCGATAAAAAACAGGATGACACCCAAGGCGTAAAGCCCATAACCAAGCGCGCTCATCGCACACCTCCGCAAAAAGTGAACTTCAGTGAAATAGCCGCTTTTTCAAGGTTCACAAATATTCTTGATAAATTTCCGGCTTTCAAAATTTCGCCGTTACACACGCCACAATCACCAAACTGCACACAGTTCACTTTTTTTGATTGATTTAATTGTGACCGGTCCGTTTTTCGCCAAAAAAAGCGATTTGTGAACCTTGTGCAGAGAAGTGAGCCGGAAAAGGCCCCATCTATCAAGAAAAAATTTATTTTTTGGCTTGTTTTCATAAAAATATTTTTTTCCTGTCCTTTACAGGGAAAACGGTTCACTCCGCGTCACCGGAGTTCACAAATCCCAGTTGTTCGGGTTTGGCCTTTGGTTCCGGTTGCTCAATATCCTTCAGCCCAAAACGCAGCTTGCCAATTTCGAGCTTGTTTTTGTCGAGCACAACCACCCAGCCCTTGTTTGTGCGCGCCACCGGCAGCCGGAAGGCATCCCGGCAGACCGTGCCAATTGTGTTTGCCTTGACCGCGTCCGAGTCTTTGCGCTTCTTCTCGCTCGCGTTCTCATTCATGTTCTCGGCATCCATGATCTCATTCGCAACATAGGCCAGGTCTTTGTAGAGCACGTACCGCACTACACCCAGCGTTCCCAGTTTGCCGGTCTGAACATACTGCGCCCATTTCTTTTCTTCGTCGACAGCGATCACGGCCCGTAGCAGCATGGCTTCGAAGCTGCCCGCCCGCCGATTCAATTCATCCTGGTAGTTGTCGACCATGATCGCCTTGATGTCGTTCATCATCGATTCATCCTTAAGCATGTAGGCCAGGATCATCAACGGTCTGAAAATCTGATTGATACGGGGGCTTACATCCCGATTGAACAGCTTCACGCCCTCGGGCACCTGCAAACTGGGCAGCCAGGTCTTCAAGCGCCAGCGGATCAGCGAATTGCGCAGGATTTGCGCATCGACCTTCATCTGCGGGTTGACCATGCCTGGTTCAATGCCCGCCGCTTCCAGTTCCCCAACTGTTTTTTGGAACAAGTCAAAGCTGATGCACCTGGTCTCGGTCGCCGGGTCCTTGAACGCGCCGTACATCGTCATTAGGGTCGGGCCGTAGACGTAGGTTGTTGTTGGGGTATAGGTGGTGGTTCCGTCTGGTTTCATCACCTGCATCATGGTAATAATGCGCGCCTGCTCAGCCATCGCCCGCCCATTCAATAGCGCCCGAAGCTCTTCCTGCATCTCTCTGGGGATGCTGTCGACCTCGTCGATCATCAGCGTCCCTTCATATAGATGGGCCATGCCCTTGAAACCGGCCAGGCTGGTCAGTGAGCTGGTGATCATCATCCGGTAGCACACCCGCCCAATTAGCAACATCAATTCCGATTTGCCCGATCCTGGGCCGCCACGCGCACGCAAGAACGGCAGCGCATCGAAGGCGTCATAAACCCAAGTGAACAAGGCGTACATCGCCGCGGTTTTGTAGTCCAGCGGTCGGTCGAGCAGGAAGTAGCGCCGGATGAAGAATTCCAACTGTGCTAGCAGTTCGTTGGTTGCCTTCTCCGGCCCGAGCTCGCTGGGCAACATGACCGTTCCGTAGCGGATGTTGTCATCCATATAGGGTTCGTAACGAATCCCGTTGATGTCGACATAAGCCGCTTCGCTAATCTCGCGTTGTTCCGGGTGCAAAAGGTCAATGTGGGCATACGCCAGGCGCGCCTTGCCCTTTTTCTGATCGTAGAGCAGTTCGACCAGATAACCCTCGCTGCCATCCTCGTTGACCGGGTACCACCCGCCTGCCGTTGGCTCGCGTAGGAAAACCTTATTCTCTTCATCTTCTGCCGCATCGCCCTTGGCCGCCTTCAGCGCCCGGTTGATTTCAACAACCTTCATTCCGGTGGCTTTCACCACCTGCAGCATCATCAGCGCCAGCTTTTTGGGCGGGATCTTCGCCAAAATTTCAAAGACCCGCTCCATTGCCAGCAACTTTTCGTTCTCATTGCGAACATCTCGCGCCGCCCGGGCAGCCAATAACGCCACCGGAATGGCAGAATCCAGCCGCAACTGCACCCGCTTTGCCTGGCGTTCATCGTTCACACCGCGCTTCAGGTATTCCTGGCGCAGATCGTTGGCATCCTTCACCGGCCAGCGCACGACCTGCGTCAGCGGTCCAATTTCATCGGCCAGCGGCCAGGTGCCATCCTTACCGCGCACGGCAATCTGGCCGGCCTTGTCGCCGTCAGTGGCAAAATAGATGGTTTCGTGCCGCTCTGAAAGCGTTTTTCCCCAGAACTCTCCCAAGTGGACGCCCACCAGCGCCACCGGAGTGTGCCCCCACTGCGCCAGGGTGATCGCATCCGCCTGGCCTTCGACCAAAACGATCTGCCGGTCATCTGCCCGGTAATTCCACCCAAAATACGGCTGACGCTCGCCGAAAAAATCCTTCCTCGGGTTGTACGATTTGTATTTCTTGTCCGGGTTGTTGCGCAGCGCGCCGTCATCCCAAACCAGGTTGCGCGAAGACAGGTACGTCACGCGTTCGTACATCAAATGCGGGTAGACAAGTCTTGGTTGGCTCATAAACCCGGCGATTCGGCCATTGCCTACATCTTCGGCTTTGATGCCCTGGGTCATGTTGTGACGCCTCGCCCAGCCTTCCACATCTCCAGTAAATCCCAGGATGGCCACAGCAGCAGGGCTTTCCGGGTCGATACCGTTGGCGATAAATTCATCGCGCATGATCTTCATTTCAGCAGCAGTAGCAGACCCGGTGAAACCCAGCCGCGCCTTCTCCACCGTTTCGTCGGTCCACCCGCGCGAGTGGCAATGTTCCACCGCTGCGGGCGTGGTGCGCAGAAAGGACTGAAAAACTCGGGTAGCGATGGTCATCACATCTTCGCGCGCCTTGGCAGCCACCAGCATCCGACCGTCCTGCTTTGTCCAATCTGGCTTTTCGATGCCCGCTTTCTCGCAAAGCATCTCGACCGCCGCTTTGGTATCCAGGCCGCGGCGCTTCTTAACCCAGTTGATCAGGTCGCCGCCCTCGCCCATCGAATTCCAGTAGTAGTAGATTTCCCCAGACTTCCTATCCCTGGTGATAACCAGGGAATTACAGTCGTCCCTGTCCCCGCGCCAATCGTCACCCCGACCGCGCAGTGGGAAACCATCCTCCCGCACGAGGTCTTCGAGGCGCAGCCGCCGTTTGAGTTCGTCGAAGATGTTGTCCATAAACCGTCCGTCCAGTGTTTTTGATGAAACTGCTAAGATTTTCCGAGGCGCTTAGTATTAGTGGTTTTGAAATCGCCCTGGGAATTTGACCCCCGCCCCCCTGTTATTCATGCAACATATCCCCTTGATATGTTGCATGTTTTTCGGGGCCGCAAGGCCGTTTTCTGGGCATCCCCAGCCTGCGCGCCACTGTGCAGGGGTTCGGGGAAGTGCGCGAACTCTTCTACTACTGACTTGACAACGAAGAAGCGCCACCACTATCCAGCAAACTATCTAACGTGCGGCTGACTTGCCGCTTTGCCGCCTTGACCTGGCGGCCCATCTCGTCCAGTTCAGCAAGCGCAGGCAATAACAGATCGTCCAACCCGGTGCGCCTGCGCGCCTGCTCAATGCGGATGCGCAGGAAGCGCTCTGCAATCTCCCAGCCCACCAGGGCAGTAGTGACTTCATCCAACTGCTCCTGCAATTGCATGAAGTCAGCCGTCTTACCCTTAGCCCTGGGCATCGTGATCCCTCAGCATGGACATGGCCAACTCTTCTCGCTGCCTTGCCTCGCGCAGTTTGGCCAGCGTATCCAGCAACCAATCGACTATGCGAGTGATTACAACCGCCATACCCGAACCAATCACACAGGACCACAGCGCAGCGAGATGCGCGTAAGGCATGGACATGCCCGCCAGTTCCCAATGCCAGTACAGCACCGAGACCGGAACCAGGTACCCAAGCGTGCCGATGGTGTACGCTACCACCCTGGGCAACTCGACCTTGAACAGCAACCGCCACGGAAACCAGTGCTGTATGGCTTGTTGCATGGCGCCTACCAGCGCCGCTAAAAAGATTTCATGCGCAATCATTCTTTTGTTGCTCCTTGAATAAAGTCAGTAGCAGGAAGACTCCCTGGAAAACCTACACATCTACTCGGTCTTCAGGAACGGCAAAGTTGTTCACCAGCACCTGCAGCGAACATGCGTTTGTCCTTTCCACGAACCAGGCGCAGCGCACACCCAAACAGCGCTCATACTCATCGCCTTGTGACATCAGCGGGCAAATCGGTGCTTCATCGCCTGCATCCATAATGTTCTTTTCTTTCCAGGCAGCACGCTCTTCCCGCTGGCTCTTTGCCAAGTCCTCGGCTTTGGCCTTGCCATCACCCAAATCGACCGCGCGAGCCAGGGCAATATCCAAATCAACATAGGTTTCGTTTTTTGCGGGAACCAAACAGACTTCGCCTTCCCAGGCCTCGTAAAATGACAGTCGCCAGGCGGTTTCATCGCAATCTCTTTCAAGATCGGCAGAAGAAACATATTGAATGTTGTTCTCCCAGATATATTCAAATCTCACGGATGCAGACACTATCGCTGCGCCAGGGATAACGACGTTAATAGTTTTTTCACTCGGATATCCAACATAAACATACTCATGCAATTCAGCCGGGACCAGCGACAACAACGCTGACATCGCGCGTTGTTGTCGTTCAGCCTGAATCGTTTTGTATTCAGCGGCTTTTTCATCTTGTTCGGCTTGCTCTCGTGCCAGCTTCTCGCGGCCTGAAAGGATGATGCGATCAACTGGATTCAGTTTCTGGTTGACCACAACAGAGCCAACAATCTTCCATCCAGCGGCTTCCGCCAGGTCAATAAATCGCGGCAGCTTGACTCTGTTTTTAATGTCCCCTCCAATCTTCTGGTTCAAAATCGGGACAAAGACAATCGCATCAACATTCCCTTCTATGGGGTGCTCTGCAAAATATTCGTTAATTACCTGGTCGACTTGGTCAATTAGGGTGGTCATTTCGTTACTCCTCGTTATGAATGAAAGAAAGATAAATTCGGCTTTCGGCCTGCTTCGGCGGACGGCAGGGATACGCGATGCTCTGCTCAAGCAGCCGGTATCCCTTGCCGGTCATGGATGCGCATACCTGGCTGGCAACGCCTTCGACCTTATAGGCTTCGGCCCACACCCGGACTCTGATGATTGGGCTGGCCGGGTCGCTCGGCTGGCTGGCTGTCTGGATCCACACGCCCAGCTTGCTGTCCCAATAGTGACCTGCCTGCATCAGCCGGTCATAATTGGTGTTCTGGTCACCACTTGTTGAGAGTTTCAACTTGCGCAGCACGGCGAGTGCTGCGCTGTATTTCGCGGTCATCCTAGCCATGATTTATTCTCCACACCCCCAAACTGAGTCCGCAAAGCAGCCCTGATCTTATTCTCACTATCCCTGAACCAGACTTGCCAAGCTGGGTGCGTGAAAATATTTGGAAAATAATCTCGCGAAATTAGCGAAATGCGAATGCACCGAGATTCAATCGCTGGATTTGCGAACGTTATCCCTCCCAAAATGATCTTGTGCCCAAAAATCTTGTACGTTACTGGCACCCACTCGCCATCTTTAACTTTGATCTGCATCACCAACTTACCTTCTTCGTAGCCGTTCTTTAAGATGAATTCCAACTCGCCCATCATGAGTTCATCTTCTTCAATGATGCATGTGGCAGGATAGAGCGAATTCAAAACATCGAATAGCGCACTTTGGCTTTCAAATCCAGTCAATAAAAGCGGGGTTTTGCAAACAGCCGCCATAACTCTGCCGATGGTCGTTTTCCCCGTCCGCGGCCCACCAGTGATATGCAGGTACTTGACTTCGCGTGGCAACGGCTGCCAGGTCGCCAGGGCATAATCGGCCAGGATACCGGCCTGCTCGTCTTCCACCGGGGCGTACTGTTTGATAAATTGAATCAATTTGTTTTTCATTAACAACCTCCAGAAAAAAGAACATAAAAAGTGGCCATCGCCTTCTCTTGCTGCGATTTGAATTGATAACCCTTCTCAAGCACCGAACTAACCAGGCTGAATTCTTTGCCAGTCTCTTGCCGCAATGACTTGCACATCAAATACTTTTTGCCGTCGATATAAATCTCTTCGATTTGCATCTTTACCTTCCTTCCTAAAACGGAAAACAGGAGATCATCCATTCGTCTTTATCAGTCGCGCGATGCTCAAGATACACATGAAAGTCGCTCCCTTGCTCATCGATGGCTTTTGCCAGAACAGATGGTTGCCAATTGCCATCAACCTTCGAAGCGGCATCAGCCAAGGGAAAACTGTCACAGAATGACTCTTCCAGCAGTGCCTTCACCTGGGCGCAGGCATCACGTTGCGCCAGTACACCTTCAAGCGCTCCACGCAGCGAAGCATTCGAGCGCGATAGCCATTCATCTAAAGTTTCGCGTTCGTAAGGCTTGATACCAATAGCCACAAGCAAAAGTGATTTCGTAACTGATTCGCCAGATAACATTTCTTTCATCCTTATTCCTCCAATAACTTTTTGATCAACGCCTTGGCCAACTTCCGCGGCACGGCGTTGCCGATTTGCTTGACAACCTGCTCGCGGTTGCCAACGAACTGATACCAATCCGGGATGGATTGACCGCGTGCGAGTTCGCGCGGCATAAGCATCCGATAGTAGATGTCGACCAGGTACAGCTTGCCAGCGTGCTGGAGCACCAACGGCCAGGCAATGCCAAACACGTCCGTGCCGGTAAGCGTCTTGAGTGGCTCATCTATCGAATGAGCCTTGCCGTTGCCGTGATACTCGACCAGGTAGGGCTGGGCTATGCCAATATGATCCGTTCCAGTTACGGTCGGGATAGGCGTATCAATCGAAAAAGCCGTGTTATCCAGTGACCTTTTATCTGTGCCATTCAGGAGAATCATGTAGGGCTGGATCAGCCCCCAGGCATCGACACTGGTAATGGTTGGCAGCGGCCTATCGATGTCATAGGCACGCGTGTCAGGGCCATGATTGAGCGGGACGATATATGGTTCAACCAATGCCCATGCATCCGCCGAGGTAATTGTGGGCAGCGGCTTGTCAATGTTGTGGATGTAACCGCCCTGATCCATCTGGATGATGAAAGGCTGGATCAAAGCAATCTTTCCTGCAGTAGCAATTGTTGGAATAGGCTCGTTTACATCCCTTGGTGTTGCCCCGGACTGCTGACCAATCACAAACGGTCGCAGCCCAAACTTGTACAGTCCGGCCATGATGCGCCGCATGGTGTTTGGCCGCAGCGGGGTTTTGCGCCGGAAAATGCTCTCGCCGCGGTTCGACCAGTCGATAATCTCGCGGGCTGTCTTCCAGGGTTTCAAATCGCCGAACATGGCGCCGCTCGTTTTGTGGTGGGTTTGCTCGGGCCACACAATCTGGCGATGCTTCCTACAGATGATGAACAAGCGCTTGCGTGTCTGCGGGTCGCCGTAGTTGGCGGCGTTGAGAACGCGCCAATCGACCGCATAACCTAACTTCCTGATTGACCGGATAAACCGATGGAAATACTCGCCTTTGCGCTCTTTCACCGGGATGCCAAACAGGCAACCTTCGGCATGATCCGAAGCGCTTGGCCCTGCCCCACACGTACACGGATGGAGCGGCCCCCACGTCAGAAAATCGGGCACGTTCTCGATCAGGACATCGTCGATGTCAATAGCGCGCATCCAGCGCAGGATGTACTTGGCCGAAGCCCGTGATTGGTTGCTCTTCGGTTTGCCACCGCGCGCCCGGCTGAAATGAGTACACTCTGGCGAAGCCACCAACAACCGCAGCCATCCACCAGGAACTACGGCGCGTGGGTCTACATCCTGCAAATCGGAGTTGTAGTGCTGCACCTCTGGGTGATTGGCCCTGTGGGTTGCAATGGCAACATCCCAGTGATTGACTGCATACAGGCGAGACAATTTGCCCATCTCGCGCGCAACTTCCAACAGCGCGGTCGATGTACCGCCCGATCCGCAGAACAGGTCTGCATATTCGTCTTGCAAACGTTGCTGTGGGGTCACTGCCAGCATCACGCCCCCCTTCGCATGGCCGCAGAAAACCCAATCCAATCGCACTGCCGGTAACGCGGAGAGCGGTCAAACGCCACCTGCATGGCGTGCCGGGTCTCTACCATCTCCGGCTGCCAGCCAAACTGCCAAAAAACGTCACTGGTCAGGGTCTCGATGTCCACCAGGCCGCCACGGCTCAAAATATCCGTGGTCAGGCGCATGGCCTCGTCGATAGAGCTGGTAAAGGTGACATGCTTGCTGCGCTGCCCGCCGCTCTCGAACTGGGCCGTCACAACGCGCAATTCCAGCCCACCCAGACTACGGGACCAGTACAGGTGCATCGCGTGTTTTATTGCTGCTTCAATCAATCTTTCCATCTCATCACCTCACTGCCAGCGCCAAAACGACGCCAAACCACCCTGCAATGGCCACGACCAGCGCAATTTCGCCAGCCAACCGCACTGCCCGCGCGTTGGCCTTGACCCAATCCAGCAAACCATCGGCCAAAAGCGGCAGACCCAGAAAAAGGAAGACGGTCACAAAACAAAACGTGATAAATCCCAATTCGCTCATCACATCCCCTCCACCGCCATGCGGATTTGCCCATAGCTGGCCCGCAGGTAACTCATCGTCGTGCGCACATCCGCGTGGCGCGCCTGCAGGCGCACCGCATCCAGCGCCACTGGCAGGGCCACTTGCTGGCGCAGGAACGAATCCAGCAGGCGATAGATATAGGTGTGGCGCAGGTCATGCGGCTTGAGCGTGATGCCAATCGCGGCGCCCATCATCTTCACCCGCCGCCTGATCTGGCCGGTCGTGATTCGCTCGCCGTTCCAATCGGTGATCAGCGCCGGTCCAGCGCCGGGACGCGCAGCCAGCCAACCGTCAATCAGAGTCGCCAACTCAATCGGGATAATGACATTGCCCACCTTCCCGCCCTTGCCCTGCACCGTGATCTCGCCGCTCTCCAAATGCAGATCATCCACATCCAGACCGGCGACTTCGGCCACCCGCAAGCCCGCCAGGCCCATCAGGCCGAAAATCACCTGGTCGCGCTGCGCCAGCAGCAAATGCTTCTCACCCTGGCAGCGCAAATGTGACCCGGCAGACGTTACACCCACCAGCCCGGCAAACTCATCGGCCCCCTTGGCCCTGGGCGGCAGCTTGCTTTGTTCAGCCCGTCGGATGCGGTCGGTCGGGTCATAGTCGATTATGCCCCGCTCGCGCATCCAGGCCACGAATACCCGCAGGCTGCTCAAACGCCGGTTGCGGCTGTTGACCGCCGCCTTGCTGCTCTCCTGCCACTCGAAATACGCCTGGATGTCGGTGCGATTGAAGCACTCGACCCCAAACGCGCACGCGTTCACCTGCTCACAGCGCGCCCGGAAGTGGCGCATATCCTGTAAATACGCCTCGATGCTCTTCGGCCTGCGCCCATGCGAGCGCAGCCACAGCGCAAAATCGGCATCCCAATCCAGGGCTGGGGCAACCTGCACAGTCAGCGCATCCATCAGCGGCCCCCATGTACCGGGCAATCGCTGTTATCGCCCACCAGTTCGAAACACACGCAAAACGCCTTGGCCGCCTCGCGTACCTGGTGCGCGCAATGGTGGTGATCGCGCGGGATTTCGTAATTCTCAACCACCCGCACCGCCTCGTTCGAAGGCTCTCCGCACCACCCGCAAACGCTGATGGCCGCCGACTGCCTGGCCACACAGGCAAATAACGACGCCGCACTGCTGTTATAAGAAGCTGTTCCGTTCATCATCCACCTCCTAAAGCATGAAGAACTTTTTCAGGATGTCCAACTGCGCTTTGTTCCACATCACCTGCCAGCCGACGTTTAAGCGGTTTTTGCTCAACCCCAGCGAACCCAGCATCCGCCCGATGCGCGCGTGGGTCACATCCTCGGCCCCGGTCAATTTCGAGTAGGCGGCCACCGCCTGCTTGACCGACATCGTCCAGTACGGCAGGCCATCAGACCCGCTCATGCTGCGCTCGTTGTTGCTGTGCAAATCCAAAACGCGCACCAGTTCACGCGCATCGACGCCAGCCACCGGCGCCGCCTTCGGGGCGACTTCGGCCAGTTCCATCAACGTTTCGAGCGGTAACGCGTACCGGTCAACGTAGGTTTGATTTTCGTTCATGGGGGTTCTCTCCTTTTGTCTCGTCCCCGCCCGTTGCGGGGAAATTGGTTCAAAAACACACAGATTGTTCAAACTGCTGTATTCTGTGATTGTCCAGTTCAAAACCGTTCGCCTTGAGCGTGCTGGGTGCGGCCTCGTCCACCGCGCCCGCGCGCTCGCAATCTTTCTGGTAGCGCTCGATGACGTTTGCCAGCGTAGCCAGCGCCGCGCGCCAGGCGGCCAGTTGACCGTCTGTCTGCATTTCCACAAACTGCACGCGCACCTGGCCGCTCACCTTCATCTCAGGCAGCCTGCTCTTCGGCGTTATTCAGACGCCGCAATTCATCGCGCACCAGGCGCGCTACTACCGCCCCCTGCGAGCGCTTTTTCAATCCGAGTCGCGCGCACAGACTCATCAATTCCTGGTGTTCCGGCCAGGCCAGCGGCACATGCACGTACCTGGGTTCTTTTTGCAATTTCGGTTTGTTCGGTTCTTCCATTGCTTCTCTCCATGCTCCTGTGTCATATATGAAAATACTTTTTATATGCCAGCGCTGGGGCTGACCCTGAAACGCTCTTGAGCATCTCATCCAGGTTGGGCCGGTGCTCTTCGCAAAAGTACAAATAGCTGCCGAAGTTGGTCTGCTCGGTGATGTCCGCGACGTACCACACGTCCCCATTCTCGCCCGCTTTCACCTGGCAAAAATCGATACTCATATGAAACACGACCTGCTCACTCTTGCAGATCACACACTTCACTTCCGCGGGCGCAAGTTCAATTACTGGTTGTTTTTCTTCCATCGCTTCTCCTCGATCTTGGCTCTCACACGTATGAGAGTGTTTTGCTTTCGGTTTGGTAATTATTATTTCCTACAGGTAATTATAATTAGTTACAATTAGTTGTCAAGTAGGAAAACTTAATTTCCCAAAGGAAATTACAAACAGGTAAGATTAATTACCTATGAACAATTTTGGAGAATGGCTAAAACAAGAAATTGATAAGAGACACATCAGTCAAAAAGAATTGGCTGAAATAAGTGGTGTTACTCCTGCGCAAATATCCAGAATCATTGGGGGAACTCGTGGTATTGGGCCTGATGCCATAGTTGGGATTGCCCGCGCCCTGAAACTCCCCCCGGAACTTGTTTTCAAAAAAGCAGGCATTCTTCCCGCCGGCGCAGAAGACCCCTGGGTGGCAACCATGCAGCACAAAATCAGCCTACTCACCGGCCCGCGCCGTGAGATGGCTGAACGCCTGCTCGACACCATGCTGAACGAACAAGATCGCGAAACCCGCGAAACCAAACCCGCCAGGATTTAAATCAATGAAAAAACGATTATCCCGCCTGCGCCTGGCGCACCTTCGTTTTGCTTATGCCCTGGGGGTCGAAATGATTTTGTTCTGGCAGCAATTCCAGGCTGTTTGCCTTGTTGTGGCTGCTGGTTTGTACTACCCCCTGCCTTATATTGTCGCCATTTTTATCAGTTTTGATCAGTTCATCAGCCAGACCGTCGCCGATACGCGCGCCCCTGTGCAGAACTATCATGAAATCGGCGACCGCCGCGCCCTGACCCGCCCAAACGTGGCCAAAATCGCCGTCACGGCCTCGTTCGGATTTATGCTCATCACCGCCATCAGCCTGGTTGCGGCCACCATGCTGGCCCCCCAGTTTGCGCTTTACCCGCTTCTCTACCTCGCCTATGTATTCCTGGCAACACTGCTCTATGGCATCGTCAAACGCCTGCGCCGCGTTCTGTCGTTTCAGCAAAGTTAAATAGTGTCTGAAATCCCCTGGAATGACCTGATCAAAGGCACGCTCATGGCCTTCTTTGGCCTGAGCATGGTCTGCCTGCCGGTCGCCGTCGCCGCCGTTCGCGACACCGAAGTCACCCGCGCGCACGTTGCCCGCTATTTTAGCTACATGCTTGCAATCTCTTTGTTTTTAGCGCTTCTTTCCATCGCCGAATAATCCCCAACAAATGGGGCATAAATTAGCAAGAGTTCTATTCAAGGGAAAGGATATTCACAATGCTTGCCGCCTGGAAAAATCTGAAAAACCCGGTCAAAATCATCATCCTTGTCGTTCTCGCTTTTACCCTGTGCTGTTGTTTTTTGTCTATTGTGAGTATGCTTTCAAACTCAAACCAAACAAGCACAACTGATCAGTCAGCAAATGTAGGCGAACTTCAGACGCAAGCCGTGCAAACAGTCCAGGCTGAAGCAGGTATTGCATCTCAAGCTGAAGAAAAGCCAACCGACGCGCCAACTAATACGCCTGAACCAACATCAACCCCGGTGCCAACGGCCACCGTCGACCCTAACATTCTTAAGCAAGGTATGTACCTGGTCAACGCAGAAATTCAACCTGGGCTATATAAAGGCAACGATCCGTTTTGTTATTGGGCGCGCCTAAGCGATTTGACCGGAAGTTTTAGCTCAATCATCGCCAACGATAACTCTGAAGGCCAGTTTTATCTCGAAATCGCCCCAACAGATTTTGCCTTTGAAGTGAAATGTACGATAACTCGCCTGGCAGAACTGCCTGCCGCGAATCCCAACCCGCCTACAACACTCGAAAAAGGCATGTACCTGGTAAACATAGACATCAAGCCAGGCAACTACAAAGGCAACGGCGAATCTTGCTACTGGGAAAGATTATCCAGTGTGAGCGGGCAATTTAGCAGCATCATTGCTAACGATAATGGCCAGGGCCAGTTTTACGTGCAGGTTTTGCCGACTGATTTTGCCCTAAAAACCAAATGTCCATTGGAGTGGGTGAGCGACTGATAAATGTCATCCTCCGATCCCATCATTCCACCCCCGCCCGCCCTTACGCCCGGATCAACCGTCTGGGCGTATTTGCGCGATTCGGGTGGAAGCGGCCAAGACCGCTCCATCGAACAGCAGCGCCAGATCGTCCAGGATGTCTGCCGCCAGCACGGCCTGGTGCTCGAACACCTATTCGAAGACGCCGCCATCAGCGGCAAATCCACCTCGGGCCGCTCCCAGTTCGACCAGATGCTCTCGCTCTCGGCCCAGCCCGAGAAACGCCCGCGCGGCCTGCTCATCTGGAACTTTGCCCGCTTTGCCCGCAACACCGACGACAGCCAAATCTACAAAGGCATCCTGCGTAAGCGTGGCATCATTATCCATTCCCTCACCAACAACATCCCTGAAGGCCCGTTTTCGGCGGTCATCGAAACGCTCATCCACGTTGCCGATGAGCAGAAACGCGCCGAAGCTGCTGCCGGTGCCTGGCGCGGCTTGCACTCCATCGTTGCCCAGGGCGCTGTGCCAGGCACACCCCCGCGCGGCTTTGTGCGCGAACCGATGACCGTCACCAGCGAACGCGGCATAACCCGCACCGCCCACCGCTGGGTGCCTGATCCCGAAATGCTGCCGCGCATCCGCAAAGCCTTTGCCATGCGCGCCGAAGGCCGCTCGCTCAAAGAAATCAAAGCCGAAACCCGCCTGTACAAGGACCTGAACAGCTACCAGACCTTTTTTGCCAACCGGCTTTACATCGGCATCCTCGACTACGGCGGCAAGGAATATCCCGGCTACTGCCAGGCAATCATCGACCCCGATACCTGGAACACCGTTCAGGCCATTGCCAGCCAAAACGCCCAACATGGCCATCTCAAAAGCGCCGGTGTCAACCACCCGCGCCGCAAAAACTCCCCCTTCCTGCTTTCCGGCCTGGCCGTCTGCGCCCGTTGCGGATCACCGCTCTACGGCCACATCTCAGGCCGACCGCGCTCGGCTCCCGCCCGCGCCTATCGCTGCACCCGCGCCAAACGCAACCAAAGCTGTGACCTGCCTCGCATCCCCGACCACGCCCTCGAAAAGCTGGTGCTTGACGGCTTGCATGAAGTCGAAAGCCATCCTGAATACATCCAGGAAATGCACACCCAGGCCCTGGCCCAATCCCAAAACGCCGCCAGTGAAAGCGCCGAAAAGCGCCGCCAGGTCATGGCAGATTTAAGAACCGCGCGCGCCAAACTGACCAACATTATCAATGCCATTGAAGCCGGTAGCCACACCCCCGCCCTGCTCAAACGCAACGCCGAACTCGAAAACGAAATTGCCAGCCTAGAAACCAGCCTGCACCAGATCGCCGAACAATCGACTGCATCCAACCCGCCTGAAAGCATCGCAGAAATCCAAACCCGCCTGCGCCTGGCCTGCCTGGCCCTCGAACACACCGCCACCCCCGAAGAAAAACAAACCATCCTGCGCGGCATCCTGGCCCGCGTCGTTGCCGAACGCCAAGAAAACGAACTCTACCTCGGTCTCGAAATTTGGATACCCCAAAAAAAAAGCCTCGAAACAAATGATATAATTTGTGTACCTTCATCCCAAGCCCCCGTGGGGGCACAGGTATATAGGCACACAATCACCGCCATCATAATAAAAAAGCCCTGCTCAAGATGAGCAAGGCTTTTTTATTGCTTACTTTTCCCTGGCTTTTATCTCCTCGCGTACCCACCGCCCAGACTTCCGCTCCAGGTAGCCCAGGTACGCGCCAACACATGCCACCCCAATCAACAGCGGCAGATGCAAAATCAAACGTACCCAGGCGCGCAGTTCGCTCACCGATGGATTACAAGCTGGCCAGAACGAACATCGAAGGCAAATTCCCTGCCACCGCAGTATCGGCGACCTTGGCCGCATAAATCACATCTGCAATCCGCTGCGGAGTAATACCAGCGGCCACATATGCAGCCACCGTATCGATGTCTTCCTGGGTGATCAACGCATCCCAGTTGGGGTCGCCATTATAGAGCGTGTCTGCCTTCAAGATCAGCGCGCGCAGCTCAATCTCTTTTTTAGCGATCTCAGATACAAGATTTACAAAATTTTGGGTAGGCCCTTGCATTTTTATCTCCTTGATTATAAGTAGGCGCAAACAGCTTGCAAAACAGATGTACTGGATGCTCCTTGCACTTGCAAGCTGTTTGTACTAGGCTGAATGGACTTAATCAGCAAATAGTAAGTGGTTTTTGCGGCAATAGAAATCACCATCGGGAAACTACTGATGTAAGAATTGATAACCATTGCTATCGTACTGGTCGTCCCCGGATTGAATGAGTTTGTGATTGTAAATTGAGTGTCGCTTTCCGAACTTGTAGATGTTGAGAGAGTCACATCCGAGCGAACATATGCAGCACCAGACGGCATCTCAACGCGCGCAATACATTTATAGGTCAATATCCACTCACCAATTGGCAATACGATTGATGGTAAATTGCCAGCATCCATTGCGTTGTACCAGGTTCCCGCCGTAGGGCTTGTTTTTGTGTAAGTTGTGCCGTTGCTTACTCTGACGCTCCACTTTGTCGGGCTAAGCGGAAACCCAAACGGGGCTTTGGCTGAGCTAAATTTGGCATCACTGATTGCCGCGTTAGTCAGCGTGTAATCTGTGCCTCCATAAACGGTTATGGGCGTATTTCCTCCGCTCGAACTCCCCTTTGCGGTCACAATAAAATACTTGATTGTGGATTGCGTAAGCTGTATCCGCCATCCCAGGCCAATTTGCTCCGCGTCTACATCTGGCACAGACAGAACGAAAGATGGCGAATCCGCAGATGTATAAGTCCATGTTGTCCTGGCGTTTTCCCATCCGTTTTTTGTGGGCTGCTGAAATACTGACCACGCACCACCATCGCTGATCACCAGCACCGACTCCCCAGCCGTCAGGGTTGCCAGCGCCGTTGATCCGCTTTTCACGATCAAGCTGTATGATGTGCCCGCCGGATTGGCGATAAAAAACGGGTGATTTGTGGTCGCCGCTGTCGGCAGCACAACATCCTGGTTTGCCCCGCTGGGCGTCAGTCGCTGAATTGGCATATCTATATCCGCTAAGTTTTTATTTGCAGATAATGTCTGGTTGTTAGTCAATTCCGCAACCATCGATCCCGCCAAAACACGGTTATATTGTTCCGCCGTTGCATCAGTTTCAAAATTAGTCACTATTTTGCTTGATAAATCAGCCATATTTCTACCCTATTCTCACTAATCCAAATCTGCTATCTGCATTGAAAGTTCGACTAGCTCCATCGCCATGTTGTAAAGTCCAACCAACCGCATCAGATGAGCCATTTAAGAAAATTGGCGGGGTTGTTAGTAATCGATACTTTGTGTTGGCGTCAGAATTAAGCAATTGTCGATCTTGATAGATCATGCTACTAGGAGCATACAGTCGAGCTGTCCATAGAGCTTGCCCAGAGCCACCAACTCCAGAAACGGAATAAAAGAGCGATGCGACGAACCATCCAGAGACATTGGGGGTGATCCATTGGCTACCGGTGACAGTATTATGCCAGCCATAATCGTCGAAATCATCTGTATTCCACAATAGTGTGGTTTCGCTTGTTGCAATAGTTTGCGTTGTATTATGGCGAACTACACAAAATGGTAACCGTGGAGCGCCATATTCTAAATCGTTGCCAGCAGGATTGACACGCAGCGATTGCAAAGGCGATCCCAACCCCAACCGCTTGAGTGTGTTGGCCGCCGATGCAATTGCCAAATCACCAGGGTTCGTATACACCCAATAAGCTGCATCATTATCACGGCCATAGGTATTGTGCTGAGCTGCCGACCACGAGTCGCCAGTAAATACTGTTGGCCAGGCATTACGCGCCATATTTCCTCGCTTTCTTGTATTCTGTTCTTAGATCTGCAATTTTTTCTCCGGGTCGCCAGGATCTATGGCAATTCTCAGCAACAGGTTTGCAGGCTGGCAATAAAACAGTTTGCGTGCCCAGATCAATACCTGGAGGTTGCACTATCTGGCGCTCCAGGAGAACTGCTTCGATCTCTTCCCGATCGTTTGGGAAAATCACCAGACGCGCCTTGCCGCCAAGCGCTGCATTACCACAGACTATACAGTATCCGATTGGCTCATTTGGCTCTGCATAATGTGGATTCCCACACTCACAAACCCAACCCCAACGACCACTATCAACAAATGCCTGGACAGCTTGGCCAGGCTCATAACTGATCTGGCCACTCCACGGCCTGCCAGAACGTGCTGACATCGCTATCAGCATCTCACGATAATTTACAAAGCCGAGTTCCTTGGCTCTGTCCAAGCCGGTGTATATTTTCTGTTCCATAGATCACCTCATGCAAAAATTGTTGTCACACCAAATACCGCCGGAAACATCCATGACCCGCTAATATTCCCAGTCAGGGTTGGTTCAAACTGCATCTCCGTATCAAAAACATCCAGAGTTGGGCTGATCGATTTGTGGGTGATATACCCAACACGCATATCACCACTTAACAACTTTTCCGGGATGTCAAACGTCACCATATCGAATAACTTGATACCAAATTGTTTTTCAGGAAGATTGCGAAACTTGATCCGCGGAAAAATACGCGGGGTTGAGAGAACGCCCAGCAAATTACGACTGGCTTCAATGGCATCATTCATTGATTGCAGCCAATCTGATTTCAGTTCAAGCATTTGTTCATCGAACACGGAACCAGCATCTATCTCTTCGGCAAATGTATACGGGTCCACAACAATAGCATCCCCACGTACCCTCACCCAGGTCAAATATATAGCCTCAACATCATTGTTCTGAAAAGTGATAATCGCTGATGTAGAAAATTTGTTCATGCTGACAATTGCTACACTGGCAGTCTTGTCCGACCCACTACCATCGCTAGCCGTGTTAGCCAGGTAATCGCTGGTAGCAATTAAGTTATATACATTACTTGCCGGAACAGGTTGCTGATTGAGTGCGAAAGAAGCGCCTATCTTCTTTGTTTCTCCAGGCAACAATTGCACCGATTCACTCAATTCCCACAAAACTTGATTGGCCACTGGATTTCTTGCCCGCGCATACACTCGGACTACATTTCGAACACTTTCCCAGGGCTGCGTTTTTTTTACTCCATAGCCATAATCAATATGTTCAGCCCGGATGATAGTTACACTGAGATCATCAGACAAGCGTGACATATACCTGGCAGTCCCATCCTCAGCAACAAAAAAACGACCTATGGCAGCATCCACCAAACTTTGTATCTCGTAAAATCCTTCCTTGCCATCCGCCCACCAATACGGCATTGTGTCCGAAATAATACCGTCCACATTGATCCCCTGCGCCCAGCCCGCCCGAACCAGAATATCCTCGATAGCCTCGTTATAGCGATAAGATGTCATCACTGGTGAATAGATGCGCTTTTTCTTAAGCAATTGCACATCATTCTCACCCTTAATCGTCACCGTCCGCGCACTACCATCAGATGGTCTCACATCTGTGATTTTGCCTATCATCACCCACTCAAGCGACCCGGTATCCTCGCGTCTAACGCGCAGTTCAAATTTTTTCCCTGGAACAAGATTTCCGTAATATGGGCTGGCTGGATTGTAAGGATCATATTTACCTTCATCGTCCCGGATTTTGATTGTGATTTTTCCACTCTCCACCGGTTGAAAACCGCTGCCGGCATTATCCAAAAAATACTGTCTTCCATTGCTGGTCTCTAAATAAAATGCCTTCCTTCCATCGTTATGGCCATCTAACAGTCCGTTATCAAACCAGTCAACACCGAAATACCAGGTTAAACGCCGCTCAACCGGAACAGCGCCCCATTTGGCGGTACCCCATTTGAACTCTCCCCATCGAGCCATTATGCAATCCCTTCCGCGCGCAAGTAATAACGTAAAGCGGGAGCCAGCTTGCGTGCAGTTTCTTCCGCATCGATGATCCCAGTCGGGCTTTCCATGTGAATATGGATATCAGCAACCCGTGCGCCATTTCCACGTGTTGTAATCCCAATGCCAACCCCACCAGCTTTCGGCACAATATCGCCCATTGTTTTTGGCATCATGCCGCTCACACCAGACTCCCACCCCTGCGCCATGCCCGCCGCCATCTGCCAGCCCACCTCCTGCCGAAACAACATCGAAGGCGATTTGATCCCCAGGAACCCTTTGGCCGCATCCAGGGCAGCCTGTGCGGCTTTTTTGGCCGCATCGCCAATCACACTCGCCCCGGCTGTCAATCCCCTGGCAATCCCTTCCACAATCCCGCGTCCAACCGAGTTCCAATCGGTGGCGGTAAAAAAGTTGATCGCTTTGGCCACCAGGTCAGAGATGGCAGTCGTAATCATTGACCACCCAACCTTGACGATGTTGGCCAGTAAGGTTCCCCAGCCATCGAACGCCTGGCGCAGATACTCGCCAAATGCGTACCAATCTCCGCGCATCGCCGCCTGAATGGCCATCTGGATGCTGCGAATAATGTTCATCACACTGTTGATTGCGAATTGAATACCCTGCCAGGCAGAATTGACCAGGCTCATGATCTGAGCGCCATGCTGGCTCCAAAAGCCTTGGATGGCGTTCAACCCACTTTGAATCAGCCCTTGCACAAAAGCAATCACGGTTTGCGTTTTCTCCTGGATGCCCCCCCAATTGTTCGTCCAGGCTTCGTAAAGCAGGTATGCAGCCGCGCCGACCAGGCCAAGAACCAGAACCACCGGCCAGGCTGCCACGATAAAAGCGCCAATCGCTGGGATCGCCGCTGCAATCGATGTATAGGCAAACGATAAAATCGCCGCCCCAACCATCGCCAGCGCCGCTACAACCACACCTTTGTTCTGGTCCAGCCAGCCCAGCCCGGTTTCCAGCCCAGTTGCGATTTGCGGCATCCAGGCCAGCACAATCCCGCCAAACTCCTGCACCTTCAAAGAAAAATCGGCTATGAAGGCCTGCACTTCCGGCCTCGAGACAAACGCTGATAGCATTCCAATCGCCTCGCCGCCAATTCCTCGCAAGACATCTCCCATCGGCGCAAGCTGCACCGTCAGGTTGTTGGTAAATTGGTTCCACATTTCCGGCCAGTCTGCGGTCGCCTCCGATGTATCCATGATCGCGCCTTCAGCGTTACCTAGCGCTGTCACCATGTCATCGATGTCAAAACGGCCCTCACGAATGGCCGCGGCCATATCGCCCGCTGCCCGTGAACCAAAAACATCCATCGCGATTCCAAGTGCGGTGCTTTCATCCTTGGCGTTTTTGATGCTTTCGAAGGTATCGTTCAAACCATCTCGCAGCGGGATATTCTGGCGCGCAAACTCTCCTGCCGCGATGCGCAGCGAACCCATCACCAGTTCGGCGTTCACGCCTTCCTTTTCCCACTTGGCAAACATGGAAATGGCCTCGTCGATGGAGAAGTTCATATTGCGCATTGGCGCGCCGAACTGGACAACATTAGTCATCAAGGTTTCAACGCCCACTCCGGTGATCTGACTTGCCCGAAAAAGCTTATCCATCAACAGACCGTTTTCGTCGAGCGGCACGGCCCAATCGCCCATGACTCGCGCAAACAACGCTGCATTTGTTTGGGTATCGCCGCCCAGCAAGTCTGTCATCCGCAGCAACTGGGTTGACGATGTTTCCAAAAGCCCATCAGTCAAACCCAGCCTGGTATTCAGTTCGCTGATTGCCACTGCTGCATTGGTTGCATCGGTGGGCGTGTTCGAAAAAACATTATTAAACGACTGCTGCAACCCGTCCAATTCGTCGCCGGTTTTGCCGGTGCCAATCTGAATCACGTCATACGCTTCATCGATGGTTTCTGCCGAACTCCACGCCGCTGCCCCAATGCCAGCCACAGCCGCCGCCCCAGTGGCCAACGCGCCCAAAACAATCGATCCGCCAATGGCAGATAGACCGTTCACCGCGCGATTTGAGAAATTACCGGTCAACTCCTGCGATTCACGCAACGAAGCTGAATACTCCGATATATCTCCAACTAACTTGACTACCAGGGTGGCGATTGTGGTCATGTTTGATTTTCTTTCTGCGCCTCTGCCAGGGTTTGCAGCAAACGCTTCATAATCATCCAGTGCGGCTCATCCGCTTCGGGTTCTGCTTCGGCTTCGCCCTCGATCACGCGTACATTGGGTTCACCGGGTAAGAAATCCGCCATTTCAAACGGCTCAGGCTTCTTCTCTGCGTCCCGGTTTGCCTCGGCGATCAGCATCGCCAGCAGCGCGGTTTGCTTCCACGGCGCTCCAAACGGCTCCAGGATGGCGTAGGCCTCCCATTCGCGCAGCTCTGCCGCACTCAGTTCGGCCAGCACCTCGTCAACATGCAGGCGTCCCGCCGCCAGCGCTAGGCGATGGGCGAAGCGGCGGGTGGGTCGTTTTTTAGGCCCTGCACCATCTCTTGCAGGTCGGCTTCGGTCATCCGGTTCAAGCGCTTGGCCGCAGCCACGACCCGATCCAGGGCCGCGCCAGACTTGCGCCCCAGATCGGCAATATCGCCATCATCAAAGATGCGCTCACCGTTTTCATCAACGATGCAGCGCACTGCCAGCTTGGCGCGCACGTTGACCATGTTCGGCTTTTGCACCACAGAACCGCCCTGCTGTTGGATGATCGTCAGTGAGGCCTCGAAGGCGTCTTTTTCGGCTGCGCTCAAACGCCGCACACGCGCGATCCCGCCGCCCCATTCCGGCACCGGCACATCTTCAAAGGCCGAATCATCCGCCGCAAGAATTTGAGCTTTCGTCAGGTAAGTTGGCATGATGACCGTCTCCTACAGCGGCGTCAGCGCGCCGGTGATGTCCAATTCGACAGATGCGGTCAGCTTACCCTTGACCTTGGCCTCGAACTCGGCATCCACAAACGCCCAGAACTCGAAGCCGCTCGAATCCGGGAAAACCACCTGGAACTTCTCTTTGGTTTGCGCCAGGGCAGCCGCCACCAGGCCGGTGGTTTTGTTGTGGGTCGCCTCGGCGGCAACGAAGTGCAGGTCGAAAGTAACTTTGCCAGCGCTCTTCAACACGCTGATTTTCTCTTCCCACCCGCCGCTGCCGTGGGTTGTGGCGTCTTCGCGCTGGCCTGAGACTTTTGGGCCTTTGATGTCAAGCACTTCGGCCACAGTGGCATAAGTGGTGTGCGTGGCGCGGTCCGCCAGCTTGATAAGTGTTCCATGAGATGAAATTGCATTGGTAGGCATCGCTTAGTCCTCCTTTACGGCAAAGCAATGATTGCAAATTTAACGCTGGCGTTATTGGCTTCCAGGTACACATACCCGTCCGCCTGCACCCAGCCCATCGTTTTGACCGGTCCCAAAATGGCAAACTCGCCTGCATCCAGGCTGTAGGATGCAATGTCGCCGGTGCGGTTCTGCGGGTCCGGGGCGCTGCTCAGCGTCACGGTATACGGCGATGCGCCGCTGTTTTGGACAAGGATCAAATCATTGCCTGACGGCGCGAACTGGTTCTTGTTGGCGACATCTGCCGCCGTCAAGGCCAGGTCGAGCGCATTGGCAGAAATAGGCAGGCTGGGGTAAGCTCCCGGCGCTGTCTTTTTAGTCAAGGTTGTTCGTGGCATTGTTCAGTACCTCCTCGAGATCGACTTCATAAACGCCAACCAGGTCTGGTTCGTCCGGGTTGACAACGTTGCCGTGTTTGTCGGCTATCAGGATGCCGCCTGGCTTCCTGGCTGGCTCGCTCAAAAACACGGGGAAATGCACCTGCTCGATGTGGGCCAGGATCGTTTCCTCGCGCATACAATCGAACCGGCATAAATTGCATTTGTACTGGGGCTGTCCAGACCATTTGCCCACGCTGTAGAGCTGCTCGATTGGCGCGGGTTCGTTTACTGGCTGGTCTGCGGATTTGTTACGTTTCGCCATCTCTACCTCTTGTGCTGGATCACGACATCGATGATCACCCGGCATCGACCGGTGTCCGGGTCAGGATCGTCTTTTTTGCCTTCGATGAAAGCGGCATACACCGTTTCGCCGCCCATCAGGCCGTTGTAGTTGCTGATCGCCAACATCACCTCTGCGGCCAGGGTCTTTGCCGTCAGTTCGTCCGCGCCCCAGCAATCGAGTTGGTAACGCGGTTCGCGCAGGCTGCTCTCGCCGCCTTGGGTGTATTCGATGCCGGGCGAAACCTCGCTGTACACGATGGCCGGTAATGCCGAACCCTGCGGCAGGCGCATCGGTCGCACCCGCTCACCGGCAGACGTACTGGCCGCAACCAGGAAGGTATACAAGCCCTGCTCAAACATTGCTGGCTCCTTCGATCAACTGCTTCAAAACATCGCCGATGGCTTCGCGGGCCTTGGCCTGGTTATCGTCGTAAGCCGGGCGCAGGTACGGCCTGGCTGTGATCGTCACCGATTCCTTGAGCACATACTGCGCCTGGCCGCTGCCATCCACCAACAGCAATGTTCCACTGCCGGTTTTTCGCAGGCTCAAACCTTTTCCCACCGGTGAACCTTTCAGCCCGCCGATTGGGATGGCCAGATACTTTCCGTTTTTGGCCCTGATCGTCCCGCCATACTCGTGGATCGGCCCATACTCAAGGTTGGTGCCAATGTTGTCCGTCACCCGGGTTGGGGTGATTTCGGCGTGTTCGCTGGCCAGCGAGCGGCTCAGTTGGCGCGTGCGGATCAAACCCTGATCCTTGATGTTTTTGCGCGCACCGTTCAGGATAACCATGCTGCCTGCATCCGTCGCCAGCGCCAGGTTTTCACCCTGCACGCTTTCATCCAAGGCCTTGAACTTGCGCAGCAATTCCTCCGTGCCAATCACTTCGCTTTTCATCGCACTAACCTCACCACCAACTCGGTCAAAACCTTCTGGCTGTCCAAAGTCGCGAGCAGGATGTCATACGTCACCCCGTCCACCACCGCCTGCATTTCCTCGGTAATCTTCGGGTATGCAGCACTCAGCATGATTACATGCGTTGCATCCAGGTAAACCTGCTGCTCGGTGCGCCGCTCGCCGCCCTGGGCTGGGGCTACATGGCAGGCCAGTCCGTTATGACCTGGCAAGTCGCTAAAACTGCGCACCTCGCCACCGATTGCATTACTGCTCTTGAACGGCTGGCGAATGGTGCAGGCCTGCGCGAAAAAATCACGCTCCAGCGTCTGCATCAGGCGCGGGTGGATCAACCGGCTCGCCATTACAGTTCGCCTCGCAGCATCTGGTTCCAAACCCGCTCGCGCTGGGTGAATACATCCCCGGCAAACTCGGCAATCTCAAACAAGCCGCCATCACCAGCGTCTGCAACATCTGCCTGCTCACGCAGGGTTTTGGCGTGCTCGCGCAGTGCGCGGGCCGTGGCTGCCCCGTCCGTAGACAGGTTGAGCGTGCGAATGACTTTCAGCACCATGACCTGGTTGCTGGCCAGGCTGTCCAGCGCATCCGCTGCCGCGCGGCGAACATCACCAGCCATGTCCAGGTATGCTTGCAGCTCCTCATCCTGGAAGAAGACGTTTTGCTCATCCTTGTCCTGGATGATCATGCGCATCCTGCCAATGCTGTTTGTCGGGTCGTAGGTGTAGGTCATTGTTTTGCCTTCCCTCCCCCCAAATATCCCGTCAGGGTATTTGGGGGGAGTTGTGGGGGGTAGGCTTAGGCCACGCCAGTGCCGTTGCTGCCAACGGTCATCTTCGGGTCTTCGCGCGTGCCGCCGAAAACATGCCGCACCTTGTGCTCACGGGTGTCGGTCTCGAAGTCAAACTCTTCGGCTGCGCCGCCGCCAACGCGCACGGCATTGGGGGCCTTCATAAAGATTTCCGGCTCTTCGTGGCCGCGCAGGAACCCAAGTTCCATCGCCGGGCGACCGTTATCCGGGTTGGCAAACAGGAACCAACTGGTATTGCCGTTGGCGGTGCTGGCCACAATCGGAATGTAGGCGTCTTTGTTGATGCGGAACTTGCT